CTTTCATTTCCTATAGGGTCACTCAGGCGTATATATTCTTGCCTGAAAGCTTCACGCTGAATACGTATTCTATCTTCTTTAAGCCGTTGAGACTTTTTCCTTTTAGCTTCTATGCTAGCCATTGCAGCTCTGCGCTGTCCCTCAGGTCCAAACAGTTTTACACCTTGACAATTATTTAGACCTAAGCCTGTCCATGGCATTTTATCTCCATACCTAGCTTCAATCTCTCTGTTTTCCTGCTCTTCTTCAGATAATTCAACATGCTCTTCTTCCAAGGTAATTTTTTCAATTGCCTCAGATTGAGCCTCTTGAATATCCTCATCATCGCTTTTAATTTCATCGAGAAATTCAAAGAGTTCCTTTTCGGTTAAGTCTCCATATTGCTTAATATCTTCCATGCCACTTAAATAAAGACTTGATTATATCTTTTCCAGTTTGCTTGTTAAGCAATCCAAAATATGCGATTGCAAGCATGAGCCTTGCTATTTTATGCAATACCCAGGCCAATAGATATATAGGGAAATAAAGTACACCTACACATCCCCATAAAAATTTAAGTACCTTTTTCATTTCAATAATCCTTTTTTATATAAATACTTTCCTGCGTTTATACCCAAGCTAAACATTCCTGAGCCAAAAAGAACCAATGCTAATATCTCATGCAATGTTATTTCCATAATTTTTTTATTTTTCTAATATACTTAATGGTTGTTTTATTTCTGCAAATTGTGCATTTATGTGCTGCATATTTGCCTGCTGGTTTATAGCTTCTTTTATAGGGCTTTTTATTTCTTGTACATTACTTAGCATATTCGCTATACTAAATGGAGGACATGCCATATAAACACCAGCCAGTGCATCAACTAACTCATCTTTGCTCAATTTCTGCAGATTGCTCTTTATTATCTCCCTTATTGGATTGTTCATCTTCTGCTTGCTTTAATTCAACATAAGTTCTATGAAAAGCTTCATCGCCTATTCTTTTAATAAAAGTTCTAAGCATAGAAGGATATTCGCTTGTATTTATAGTCTTATCGACTACTTTCGCGTAAAGAGCAGCAAGAGCTTTAGGCCCAAATACCTTTTTCTCTTGTAATCTTTCAATGGGGCCTCTTTTGAATTGAACACAAGGACTTCCATTCATAGTATTTGTACGAATTAGATACAAATCCTTAATCAAAGCCTCGATATGCTTTTCAAACTGAGGCATTTGAATAATATCAATAACTTTCAAATCTTCCAGCTTCATTTTTATAAGTTTTTAAGTTGTTGTTTATAATACTTTTCTTGCATATCGAAATGTCTCTTATATATATGCAAATCATGAGCAAAATGGTAATAAGTGCCTATTGGCACACCGAGCTCATCCGCAACTAATTGTTGAAGTTTTGTCCAGCAATATTGGTCATTGCAAAAACCAAAAACTAAATCATTGCTCCGCATTGTTACACACATATCGAGAGTTTCAATACCTGGCTTAATATCAAAACCAACTGACAAAGTACAAGGAGTATCAAACTCATATTTATCTTTTTCTTTGCCATCAAATATCGTAAACCAAGCTTGTCGAGTATCTTTATTGCTTTTAAGCTGTTCAATGCACTTTTTTAGTTGTCCATTGCGCATCCATTGCCAACCATAATTAGAATTGACAAGATTATCACCTCCGTGCATTTTATTCCACGTTGGAGCAAACTTTTTAATTTCTGCTACACTTCTATTTCCTGACATATACCAGGCATATTCACGTTCAGCATACTTTTCACTGAATTTGCGCCACTCTGTTGTTATTACTCGCTGCTGAGGATTGAGTAGATAAAATCCAACATTATATACAGCTCTTGTACCAACGTTGGTATTTACTCCTTGGCCCATAATAAAGGCATATAGGTCCTCAAAGGCTTCTGTTGCATTTTTATAAGCTATATTCATAACTATTTTACCCAAATTTGTTTTGTTTGCCAATCCATTCTGCCTCTAGATATTTTGAATGTTTCTGCTTGTTTCCAAGTATCAAAATACCTAAGGAGCATTCCAACTGAGTCAAATACTCCATATTTCATTGCCCCATATCAAATTGATTTATTCGTTGAACTGTTATATACTTTGAATAAAAGCTCTTCAGCTTCTTCGTTCATGCTTTTGCATATAGATATTGCTTCTTCAAGCAATAAGCCAGTTAATTCTTCGTCATCGTTGTTAATAGCAATTTCACCTGTTATCACTCTAATATCAAAAGAATTAGTTTCAACAAAAGCTTTAGCAGCATCAAGAGCTTGTACACCAATATAATGAATAGCATCCCAGTAAATATATGATAACGTACTTGAGCCATCAAGTATTTTGATATACTGTTCTCTTATCTTTTCAGGAGTGAACATGCCCTGCTCATCCATACGCCTGTATTCTGCTAGCCATCTACCATATCCATTTGTAGCCTTAAATCTTTTAATATAAAAAACAACAAATCTTAGAAATTGATTTGTATAAATGACTTGCGGAATTTCTATTTTTACTGCCTTTTTCATAATTGGTAAATATATTCTTGCGCGTTCTAGAGCGCACTTATTTTTCTGAACATAAATCTTTTTTTTGTTGCTCTTCGACGTAAGATACGGCGTCACCTACGGTAACAATCTTCTCAGCTTGATCGTCGGGGATAGAAATGCCGAATTCTTTTTCGAATTCCATGATAAGTTCTATAGCGTCAATAGAATCAACTCCCAGGTCGTTAGTGAAGCTAGCTTCGTTAGTAACTTCTGATTCTTCTACGCCTAATTTATCGACGATAATCGCTTTCACTCTTGATGCAATTTCAGACATAACTTTAAGTTTTTAATTAATAATCAGTTTTATTTCTCTATTTTTGCAATATATTCTCGCGCGTTTTAGAGCACGCCTATTATTCCATTATTATTCAATCATTCATGTACTTAAAGCGCGATATTGCGCGCGAGAATAATGTGAAAATCAATCCTTAGTATGACCCAGTAGACCCGAGTGCTCCATCACCACGCTCGGATGAACGGCTGAAAAGCTCTGACTCAGAAACTTCTTCAAGGCCTTCATACGATACAGGCACAAGAATAAATTGTGCTATTTTCATACCTGGCTTAATGTGGACCTTGGCTTTACCGACATTAACAACATGTATATGAATTTCACCTTGGTAGTCTTCATCTACAATCTTAGCTCCGAGGATAACGATGCTTTCAAATGCTTCTGCTTTCGGTGTTCTACCAGCTCCAAGGCAAGCCCATTTAGAAGTTACAACTCCTGATTTATCGGCTGCCATAAGCATATATCCTTCTGGAATTTCCATCTTAATACCTGATGGTATCAAAACATCAGTTCCTGGATTTACGATAAAGCCTTTGTTACTGCCAAAGTTAGGAACGAAAAAATCAATTCCAGCTGCTTTACCAGTCCCACGAACGGGGGACTTTACATTTCTTATTTTTGCAAACTTCATGACTGCATCATTTTAACAAGTTCTTCAGCCGCAAGTACCATTGCTTTTTGCGTATATCCTACAGCCTCTTTATTCTTTCTACAATACTCGGCCAACCCAGATTTTTCAAAGGCTTCAGCTATAATAGCTTCAACCTTTGCAGTCTTAGGATTAGAAGCGTTAATGCCATGCTTATCCATAAGCTCTCTGTTGTACTCATATTTGATACCTCCTTCTACAGGAACAAGTTTGGCTATTTCTGCATGAGCATTTGACTTTCTGCTCGTAGGAACAGTGATAATAATCTCCTGATTAGTTGTCATGCACATATCTGCGCACATTTCCATTACTTCATTGAAGTTGCGCTTAAACTCTCTTGGAGTTACTGAAATTAAACTTTTCATAATGACGTCAAATTAGCAATTAAGTTCAACATATATGTTTTGTCTTTATCTCTTCTGAGCTTCATCTTATCTTTTAAGGTGAGAGCTACTAGCTGAACACCTATAAGATGATGTTTTGCATGAGACTCGTCAATTATATCCAATACTACCTCTTTGGATATAATCTCATCATAACTTTCGGTCTTGTCAATGATAGCATTTATCTTGATTCCACCAATTACAAATGAGTAACACTTGCTTTCTTCATAGTTTTCATTCTCAAGGCCAGACAGGAATTGAAGTTCTTTTAACTTTGCTTCCTGCTCTTCTTTCAGATGAAACACCTTTATATCTATATCCTGTGGATTAGACGGAACTCCGAGCATAGCCAGAGCAGTTGTACCTGTTACCATATACTCAATTCTATTTGCATTGCAAAAGTCATTGAGTTTGAATAAAGCTTCTTTTATCTTCATATCTATTACATTAAATCGTCATCGAATAAACTTGGTTGCTCAGTGGCTTTAGGAGCAACTTTTACATCTCCAGGCTTACGCTTTAATACCCAAAGAGTATTACGTGAAGCATCCGGGAACATAGGAGCCATGATATTGGCAATGAGGTTTGAGTCATAATACTCTTTAAGAGCATCAAACATTTTCTGCTGCCAATCATTCATCAGTGGCTTATAGTCTTTAGCCGAAGCAAATGTACCGAACTTCTTTACAATATCAAAGTGACATTTCAATATGCCTTCAAGCTCCCAATGGTCAAACTCTTGTACGTCAACCCCACGCCCATCACCAGAATCATAAATATGATTACCAGCCGCTCCTACAGATGGATCGTAGTTCGGAGTTGAAAGATAATAAGTGGCGTCGTTATTACCACAAGCTTTAAAGTTTTCCAAAAAAGCATCTGCATTCTGTTTGCCAACGTGCTCGATCACTTCAAATGCACAAACCTTATCAGCATTAAATTGGCCAAAATCCATATAATTTTTAACAAGGTCTGCTATATAAAAATGAGCCCAAGGTACATCTGCATACTTTTCAGTGGTTTGTTGAATTGTTTTTTCGCGAATATCAATACCAATATACTCTTTCTGCTTAGATTTGTTTCGGTATAACACCTCAAGTAAATTAGCAGTCCCGCAGCCAAAATCAACGATAGATTCACCTAACTTGGCTTCTTTCAAAATGTGAGCCCAACGCAAATAATGCGCAAACTGGTCTCTGTGGAATACATGGCGCTCAAACGCCTGGTCTGGTCTGAGGTCTGTTGTGTTATAAACTTTTGCCATAATTATTTTTAATTTTATCTCTAAGTTCTTTATTATTTTTTTGATAGTTTGTTAATAGCTGACACAACGGCAGCAAATAATAAAGCCATATATACTAACAGTAGTAGCCCTTGTATACATTCATTATGCACATGCATCATAATAAATATAGGCGAAATCAATACACATGCTATCGCTATTGCTATAGGTGCAAGGCATAAACCTATTAAAAAATTTTTAATAAACTGCTTCATGATTATTTGTCATTAAAAATTTCTTTATGTTCTTCTAAGTAGTCATTCATAGAGCCCATATAAGCAATCGCATCAAGAAGATTATCCTCTTTGTGCGCATAAGCCTCACGTGATAACTTAAGAGCTATCATAGCTCTATACATACCAACAGTTGTTATTTGCTGGTCTTTAGGCGACATCAAATTATAGAGAGCTGCTGCTCTTTTCATTGATGCCTGAAACGGCCCGTATTGACGCTCTTTTTCCTCTGAGCGCTCATTTACGATTTGGTCTGCTTTTTTCAAAATGTTACTCATTGCTTAAAATTATTTATTATTTTGTCTTTTAAATCTGGATTATCCTCAAGCATTTCTACAAAGAGGTCTGCCGCAACGTTTATACTAAACTGCCTCATATTGTCATTTTCTTGAAAATACCTAAGAAAAACCAGTATTTCCTTAAGCATTTCATTATTCTCTTTTAACAGTTTAAGTATCTCGCCCATTACAGCATTGATTTTAGTTCTGCTTTTAATCTTTTTGCATCAGCACCTCTAAATGTTTGTGCATTTGCCAAGAAGTATCTAACAATATCTCCTGCAGTATCATAAAGATACATAGCATTCGGGTCTGAAGTATCGAGTGTTAACATTGCCTCTAAATAAGGCACTGCACCAAAATATACATTAAGCCATGTTGACTTTATATCTTTGGCTATTTGCTGAAAGGCTCTTTTCTTGTCCATTTTATTATCTTTATTTAGATATGCGAATATACTAGTTTTCTCCGAGAATAGAAAATTTTTTCATTATAAAATGCACTCACTTAACACTTCTTAACTTGGCCAGATTTTATTGCTCTTCTGGATATTCTATTTGCAGTAATTCTTTGCAAAATTGAATAACTTGCTCATAGTTATTATATGCAGTTTGAGTAATAATTCTCCGCTGAAGTATCGTTAGTTTATTTTTAAAAATAAACTTATTTATGTTAAGAGAGAGAGCTTTATCATTGCATCTTCTTTTATCTCCTAACTGAATAGCTAATTGAGCATAATGAATACATTTCTTTATATCCTGTGCTCCATTTTTAGCTTTATACCTACTAATATATTTTATAATGCATCCTTGTATAAAGGAGCATCTTAAAGCAGTTATAAGCTCTATTGGCTGCATAGCCATATCTTTATAATGACTTCCGCCTATTTGTATATCTGTTGCTTTCATATCAATATACTTTACGTTTACGATTATCTGGTATATACCCATTTGCCACTCTCAGCTCATCCATAAACATAACAGAGTTGTAATGCTTAGGAAATTCTCTTATCACCTTAAAACTTGCTGTTTTGTCTTTCACAAAGCTATTATCGCCTACAGGTTCTACATATCCAAGCTTTACAAACTTATAAAGATATGCGGTTTCTGAGTTTCTACCTGGCTCTTTACCAAGCAGAATTTCTTTTGAACTTACTACTTTGCCAACATTATCGTTAACAAATTTTACCATTTCCGGAAATACCGGAGCTCGCTTTCCATTACGTCCCATATTACATAAATTTTTTATATTTGTCAATTTTTGCTTTTATGCTACCCATTAAGGCATTTTGCTTTTTATCTTTTGCTTTAAGTGCTCTGATTACATCTTCATCATGAGTGCCTTGCAATATCAAATGATTTATAACAACATGATTTTGCTGTCCTTGTCGATATAATCGAGCATTAAACTGCTGATATAATTCAAGACTCCATGTTTGCCCAAACCAAACTATTATACTGCCTCCTGCCTGAAGATTAAGTCCATGGCCTGCTGATGCTGGATGCGCTAACATAACTTGTATTTTACCAGCATTCCAGTCTTCAATATCTTTATTGTTTTTAAGCTCTCTTGGCTTATATTTTTTAAGGCACTCAACAATTCTATCTCTATCAAACTGATAGGTCCATGCCACAAGTACAGATTGGCCATTTGCATCTTCGATTATTTCCTTAAGAGCTTCAAGCTTAATATCATGAATTGGAAATACATTTCTTTCTTCATCATATATAGCTCCATTGGCAAACTGAAGTAATTTATTTGAAAGGGCAGCAGCATTGACTACATTTACTTCCACAGGTTTTTTAACAAATACTGAATTGCCATTTTCGTCTTCTTGCTCAACCGTTTCAGTAGCGCCTATTAAGTCAAGCACTTTATTCTTTTCAAAGTCATCATATTGCTTCTTTAGAGCTTCAGGCATTCTAAGCTTTATATAGTTATCTGTCCTAAATGGCATTTCAAGATAATCATCGGCTTTCATGCTTATGCAAATATCCTCTATTTTCTTATGTATTATATATTCTGAGTCGCTCATCAAATCGTATGAATATACGACATGGCCATTCGTTTGACCTGGCCGAAAATACATTTCTCTATATCTGGATATTGTCTTTTCAAGGCGCTCACCTCTATCCATAAGATATATTTGAGGCCACAAATCAATAAGTCCATTTGGAGCAGGTGTACCAGTTAGTCCTACTAGCCTTTTAAGATAAGGCCTTACACCACGTAATGCCTTAAAACGCTCTGATTTATAAGACTTAAAACTGCTAAGCTCATCAACTACTACCATATCAAAAGGTAATTTGCCTCCGCCATACAAAGCACAAAGCCATGCGACATTATCTCTTGATATAATATAAATATCAGCTTTTGTTTCCATAACAGCTGCTATTCGCTGTTTAGCAGTACCTATAATCTTAGAAAAGCGCAAATGCTTTAAGTGGTCCCATTTCTCTGCTTCTTCTTGCCAAACTGACTCAGCTACTCGCTTTGGTGCTATGACTAACACCGAGTTAATCTCAAGATAGTCAAACATCAAATAGTTTACAGCCGTCAGTGTTGATACTGTCTTACCCAATCCCATATCAAGAAATACTCCACAAAATGGGTGAGTAATTATATGCTCAGCGCAAGCCAATTGATATTTATGTAAATTATTCTCTGTTAGCATCTTTCTGTTTTAGTATTTTATCCAACCATTCAGACTCTACTTCTGCTATAGTAATGTCTCTTGTATTATAGTAATTACATAGACTAGCTAATGGATTGGCCACATGTGCCGGAGGATTTTTCCACAGTGCTCTACAAACTGACTTTTCTGGCTGGTTTGCCTGATAAAATGGGCGTCCGCCTTCAAAGCATATATGCTTAGTATCAGGCGCTTTTTCTGATAATATAATTATAAGCTTTTTCATTTTTATCCATTATTATTTATTTAATACAATATCATCTACAAAGTTTATTACGCTTTCTACTGTATCTATTACTTCAACTCTAAAGCCCAAAGCTCTAAGCTTATTGTGCATATATGCCTGTATGCGCTTAGGCTTTCGTCCAGTTGTTTTTAATTCCACAAAAACTATTTTGTGGCCCGGAAATAAGCACATTCTATCTGGTAAGCCTATAAGTTGGTCACACAGCAGTTTTATGCACATACCACCGTTTATTTTAACAAGCTCGGCCAATTTGCGCTCTATAACTTTTTCACTGTCTATCATCATACTTTATACAATCTTTACATATTAGCCGTGGCGTACTATTATTTATTATAACAGTTCCACAGCATTTGCGTAATTGTTTTAAGCTTGGCTTATAATGGTTATAAATACCAATCAGCTTGCCACACTTATCACACTCTACTATATATTGCTTAATAATCATACTCTTACAATATAAAGATTATATTCACACTTATCTATATCAAAGCATATTTTGTCTATTACGAACAATTGCCCAGAGAATACAATAAGGTTTCCTTTTTGTGGAATGCAATCTATATTCTTAGAAGCAATTAGCTTGTAATTACGAGCTTCTATACTGTTTTTCTTATAAAAATTTGCTATCATAATAAGCTATCTTTACGTTTATAGTATTTCTGTTTACCGTATAAAGGAAAGTTCTTAGTAGATGCTATAGCTTCCCATTCAGGCAATGACCTAAGAATTTCATTAACCTCTCTGGTATTATATCTTGACATTTCTGTCTTATCTTTGCCAAGGCACTCACACCATACTTCAGCAATGCAGACAAAGTCTTTTTGTACTGTACCGTTTTTAGACAATGGGTCTTCAAGCCAACGCCTTCTGTCATACAGGTCCATTTTGTCCCAGTCATCTGGAAATTTAGTATTAAGATATTCTTCAATAATACCTTTTCGCTCATCTGCTTCTGAGTGTTTATGTTGCTCAATCTTAGCAATTATATCTTCATCACCAACAAGATATAAAGGCTCTTTTGCCAAATATAGTTGATATGCTTCAGCCCATATTTGATTTACTTCATCTTGTGTAAGGTCATCATTTACAGACTTTGTGGCATATTCTGGCCTTACGTCTATAGGCATAAATCGTCTATTTCCTGTCGGGTCACGTAAGAAATCTTTGTTGTTAGTAGTACCAAAAAATACGCATTGGCGCTTATATGTTTCTACTGTTCTACCATACGCCGGCCTGAACATATCTTCTCTTTTTGATATGTAGTGCTTGATTGACTCTACTT